TTCATGAGCCGACAGAGATTCAATATGGCGATGTAACGTTTGGTCTTGTACCATGGATTGCTCCCGATAATGAAGAACAATCCCTAGAATTCCTTAGAACAACCAAAGCTACACATATTGGTGGCCACTTCGAGTTAAACGGATTCGAAGTGATGAAAGGTGTGGAGATGACACATGGAATGGAAACTGGAATTTTCGACAGATTTGACGCAGTCTACAGCGGACATTACCACACTAAATCTTCCAAGAATAACATTCACTATCTTGGAACCCAACTGGAATTCTTCTGGAACGATGCCCATGATCCCAAACAGTTCCACGTCTTTAATACCGAGACAAAGCAGATAACTGCTATACGTAATCCACATACACTATTCAAACGTATCTACTATGATGATTCCCAGACTGATTATCTTCAGTATGATCTAAGCGATGTAGAAGGAAAGTTTATTAAAATAGTTGTAATGAACAAGTCTGACCTATTTACATTCGACCGTTTTATTGATAAAATACAATCATGCAAGATCCATGAGCTAAAGATCGCTGAGAACTTTAATGAGTTCATGAGTTCGTTGGTGAGAATGTAGAGGATGAAGAGGTCTTGCTGGAAGATACGAATAGCCTCTTGAATAGCTATGTCGATGCTGTAGATACAGATCTGGATAAAGATCGTATTAAAACCCAGATGTTGACGTTGATGCAGGAAGCCCAAACACTGGAAATATCATGATTCTTTTTCGGTCACTGAAGTGGAAAAACTTTCTATCCACCGGTAACAATTGGACTGAGGTAGATTTTCTAACTCATAAAACTACCCTCGTGGTTGGTCATAACGGTGCAGGTAAATCAACGATGCTTGACGCATTGTCATTTGCCTTGTTTGGTAAACCGCACCGTAACATTAATAAGCCACAACTAGTTAATTCGATTAATAACAAAGACTGTCTAGTTGAGGTAATATTCTCTGTATCAGGTTCTACCTTTAAGATCATTCGTGGTCTGAAGCCTCAGATCTTTGAGATTTATAAGAACAATATCCTGATTAACCAAGAAGCACATAATAAAGAATATCAGAAAGTATTAGAACAAAACATCTTAAAGCTTACACACAAAAGCTTCCATCAGATTGTTGTTCTTGGTTCTTCATCATTTATTCCTTTTATGCAACTGACCTCTCAGCATCGTAGGGAAGTGATCGAAGATCTGTTGGATATCAACATTTTCTCTAAGATGAATCAGCTTCTGAAGGAAAAGAATTCTGTTCTGAAGGATAAGGTAAGAGAAGTCGATTATAAGATTGAGGTGATCAAAAATAAGATTGATACCCAAAAGAAATATATCGGTGATATTAATCGTATTAATAAAGATCTGAAAGAACAAAAAGAGTTCAATATCTCCTCTCTGAAGACCGAGATTAGTCAGTTGGTCCAAGAGAATGACGGTCTTATTCTTAAGATCGATCAACAGAGTGGCATCTGGCCTACGAAGATCGACAAAGGTCAGAAGAAGCAAACCCAATTGATTACCTATCAGAGCCAATTTAAAACTGATATTAAGACTCTGGTAAAGGAAGCACGGTTCTTTGAAGAGAACTGCACCTGTCCTACTTGCAGTCAGAATATCGAAGAAGAGCTAAAGACTGATAAGCTAAAAAAGGCTTCAGCGAAAGCAAAGGATCTGCAGGCTGCACTGATCAAGCTTGAAGAAGAATTGAATGAAACAAACCACTCATTGAAGTCAGCTCAAGAGATGATGGACCAGGTTCGTGAATGGCAACAGAAAGCAAATGGCAACAGCCAGACTATGCGCCGACTGGAACAGCAAGTTGACGCACTCTTCGATGAGATTAGTAACCTAACAGATACAAGTAGTGATATCTCTGTTGCCAAGACTGATCTGGAATCGTTTATGAATGAAAAAGATTCTCTTATGGAAGAGCGTCTAAAGCATAACGAACAGTACCAGTACAATGCTGTGATTGCAGAAATGTTAAAGGACACTGGTATTAAGACCAAAATCGTGAAACAATATCTGCCAGTTATCAATAAGTTGGTAAATCAGTATTTACAAGTGCTCGATTTTTTTGTACACTTCAATCTCGATGAATCTTTCACTGAGTCTATCCGGTCCAGACATAGAGACTCATTCTCTTATGCCTCGTTCTCTGAAGGTGAAAAGCAACGTATTGACTTGGCGCTACTCTTTACTTGGCGTCAGGTGGCTAAGATGAAGAACTCTGTCTCAACCAATCTTTTGATCTTGGATGAAACATTTGATTCTTCTTTGGACTATGAGGGTGTAGATAACCTAATGAAGATCATATATAGTCTAGACGACAGCACTAACGTGTACGTCATTTCCCACAAAGGCGACATACTAGATGGTAAGTTCGAGAATAAAATCGAATTTATGAAAGAGAAAAATTTTAGTAAGATCAAATGAAATACGGTGTAATAAAAAATCTTATATCTGAAGACCTAAGAAATCAGATGATTGATAGAATGGATCTTTTTAAAGATCATGCTATGTATATGAAGGAAGAGGACGATACGAAAGGTCTTAAACGTCCAGCATATTATGGATTATTTAATTCTATACAGTTGCATATACTTCCTGAAGTGGAAAAGTATTTTAAAGTAGAATTACTACCAACATACAATTATTCCAGAATATATCAGAACGGTTCAACCTTATTAAGACACACTGATCGAAAAGCGTGCGAATGTAGTATTACCGTAAATCTATATCAGGAAAATGGTTCCTGGCCAATATGGATGGAATATGATAATAACCGTAGTGAAATAAATCTAGAACCTGGAGATGCAGCTTGGTACAAAGGATGTGAGGTATTACACTGGCGAGAAGAAAATACAAAAGGAAAAATTTATCAAACCTTCATGCATTATGTTGATAAGAATGGAAAATATTCTGACAGAATATATGACGAAAACCCCAAAAGGTGGTTCAATGAGTTAAACCACCCTATGTATCAATTCGATTTTTAATATTTACAATCCAATCCTTATATGATATGATGATGTATACTATGCAAACTAAAGGACCTTATTATGAAACTAACTGAATCTACTATGCAAGTTCTTAAGAACTTTGCCTCGATTAACCCCAACATCGTTGTTGAAGGTGGTAAGACACTTCGGACTATCTCCGAAGGTAAAAATGTCTTCGGTAAAGCAACACTTGATGTTGAATTCCCTGTTCGCTTTGGCATTTATGATTTGAATGAATTCCTTAGTGTATTGGGTTTGGTTGATGAACCTTCTCTTATCTTCCAAGATACACATGTGGTCGTAAACGATTCTACTGGCCTATCGAAGGTAAAATACTTCTTTACCGATACCGAATATCTTACCACTTCGAATAAAGATATCGTCATGCCTACCTCAGAGATTAAGTTCACAATTACGAACGACACCCTGAACAAAGTGAAACGTGCAGCATCAGCTCTCGGTCACTCTGTTGTAGCTATCCGCCCTAACAATGGTTCGGTCAGTCTTACTATTCTTGATAGTGGTAACCCCACTTCGAATACCTTTACCATCGATGTTGATGGTACATACGAATTAGATAAGTTTGAACTTATTCTGAATATCTCTAACCTTAAACTTCTTCCCGGTGATTATCAGGTCGAGATTTCTTCTCGTCTGATTTCGCATTTTATTAACAAAACCAATGGCGTGGAATATTGGCTCGCCTTGGAAAAATCTTCTAGTTATGGAGCATAATAATGGCAACTAAAGTAGCTGAACAAACCAACCACAGTCAAGCATATGATCTTTCAAATCGTGTAGCACGTAGCACGATTGCAGTGATCGACACTCTTACCCAGCGTGGTGCATTCAAGGGTGAAGAACTTTCCACCATTGGTGGCCTTCGTGACCAAGCAGCGCACCTGATCCAACTTGTTGAAGCATGGCAAGCGGAGAATGCTTCTAAGGGTTAAGGGTTTACATTCTGCTCTATTTGACTTACAATATAACTTTATTATGGAGAGCTAAATGTCGAATGACTTCTTGTGGGTAGAAAAGTACCGTCCACGTAAAATTGCTGATACTATTCTACCCGAAGGTCTGAAAAAGACCTTTCAAAAGATTGTAGATTCTGGTGAGATGCAGAATATGCTTTTCACTGGAACTGCAGGTCTAGGTAAGACCACAGTAGCAAAAGCCCTTTGCAATGAACTCGGTTGCGATTACATTATTATCAACGGTTCAGAGGAAGGCAACATCGATACCCTTCGCGGTAAGATTAAACAGTTTGCTTCAACCATTAGCCTATCTGGTGGCTATAAGGTTGTTATCCTCGACGAAGCTGACTACTTGAATCCACAGTCTACCCAACCTGCTCTTCGTGGATTTATCGAAGAGTTTAGTAACAACTGTCGCTTCATCCTTACGTGTAACTTTAAGAACCGTATTATTGAACCACTCCATTCTCGTTGTGGGGTATATGAATTCAACACTACGAAGAAAGATCTGGTTGAGCTTGCTGGCCAATTCATGAAGCGTGCTGAGTATATCTTGTCACAAGAAGGTGTTGATTACGGTCGTAAGGATATTGCTGATCTGATCATGAAGCATGCACCAGATTGGCGGCGTGTTCTGAATGAACTGCAGCGTCGTGCTAGTAGTGGTGAAACCGTCACTAAAGAATCCACCAATAACTATGATGAACTTTTCCAAGCACTGAAGACGAAAGACTTCAAGAAGATGCGTGGATGGGTTGTAAATAACCAAGACGTCGATAGTGCTGCTGTATTCCGTAGTGTCTATGATCGCATGCAATCGCATGTTAAGCCTGCATCTATTCCTCAATTGGTTCTTATCCTTGCAGATTACCAGTATAAGGACGCATTCGTAGCTGATCATGAACTAAATATGGTTGCATGCATGACTGAGGTTATGTCAGCAGTAGATTTTCAATGAATGAGATATATGACATTAGTGACGTAGCTTTTTGGAGGTATAGAACTTTATATTTTCAAAATAATGTCGACGTTCGCTTATGTCATAAAAATGGTAACACTACTCTTAAAAGTATTTGGGGTCAGTTAAATTATGGTATTGAAAATCATCATTTGATTATTCCTAACCGTGAGCAGTCCTACGAAAATAATAAATTAAATGGTAATATTGATAACAATAGATATGGATTTAGAAAAGATTCATATCGTATTGCCGTAAAAAGAGATCCGATTGAAAGAGCCCTTTCAGCTGTTAAAGAAGTAATAGGCGCAACCTTTTATATTCATGATCCTTCTATCGATATGGTTGAAGAATTTTTTCTGAATTTTGATTTGAACACAGAAAAATATATATTAAGTAATGATATAGGATTTAATTATCATTTCTTAAGTCAAAGTTGGGGAATGGGAAAACCTTCTGACTATGATAAAGTTTACGATATACAAGATTTAGATAAATTAATAAAATGGTTGGAAGAAGATTATAACTACCCTTATAAGATTACGAATAAGCACTTGAATAAATCTAAAAGCATATTGAAAGTATCAGATCTATCCCAGCAAGTGATAGATAAACTGTATAAGACCTATGAAATTGATTATAGAAATGGTTGGTTCTAATGAATCCCTTTGAATATCTGAATGCAATCAACTACTCCAAAGAAGATATCATGGTGGATGATATTGCAGAGAAAGCCTACAATCCATTTATGGTAAATCGTTCCTTATCTTACTTTCAAGATACGGTATTCTTTGCAAATGAACTGAATCGCTATCATCACCTTGATAAGAAACTACAATTCCATTTTGCTATAAATATCATTAGAAAGCGGAAACGTTTTTCCAAGTGGATTAAACCTGAACTAGATAGTGATATGGATGTGGTGAAAGAGTATTATGGCTATAGTAATGAAAAAGCTCGCCAAGCTCTTGCTCTTCTATCGTCTAGTCAAATAGAAGAACTAAGAAAAAAGGTGAGTAAAGGTGGAACAAGAAAGTAAAATTATACAGTGGTCTCCAATTGATATGTTAGAGATTACACTGAATGAACCAGATGATTTCCTAAAGGTTCGCGAGACACTAACACGTATTGGTGTTGCATCACGAGTAGATAAAAAGCTATTTCAATCTTGCCATATATTGCATAAGCAAGGCAGATATTTTATCGTACATTTCAAAGAATTATTCCTATTAGATGGTAAGAAAGCCAATCTAGAAGAGAACGATGTAAATCGTAGGAACACGATCGCTACCCTTCTCAGTGATTGGGGATTAGTTTCATTTGCTGTTAAAAAGGAACTTGCCTGCGCACCATTGCGTCAGATTAAGATTATCCCGTTTAAAGAGAAAGATAACTGGGAATTATGTCCCAAATATAATATTGGTAATGGGTGATTAACGGGTATCCCGTACAGTAATAGGTGTCTACGGATAAATAAGTTTGCGATAAATCAATAATCCGAGAGAAAAATGACACACCACATACTTTTAATAAACAGCTTCTTGACTGGACTAATCACTGATATCACTCATTCAATTGTAAAGTTTGCAGATCGTGTTGCGCATACTGCAAAAGTTCATGCGCAACGTCGTGAAACTTTCAAACAGCTAAGCAGACTTAGCGATAAAGAATTGCTCGATATGGGCATAACCAGATACGACATTGAGCAGATCGCCAATTCGTATAAGTAAAACTAAACCACACACAACACAGGAGACTATAATGTCAAATAAGAATCCCTTTGAAATTCGTGCCGATGTCCTCGAGATGGCAAAAGACTACATGGATAAGCAAACCGCTTTGAACGTACAGTACTGGGAAAAGATGATGGCCGTTGGTGCTGCAACCATAAAAGAAGCACAGGCTGCTAATGTCTATACTCCTTATAGCATGGAAGAACTTATGAAGAAGGCCCAGGAAATGTACTCTTTCGTTTCCAAAAAGGAGTAAGCATATGTTAGATCCAGATCACTCATATCTTCGTTCCCTTACTGAAAAAAAAGCCGGTGGCAAGTAATGTGGCCATACACTGACGAAGAGTTAGACTTCATAAACGGTAAAAAGAAATAAAAATAGGGCTTCGGCCCTATTTTTCTATTTACATCACCCCGACATTATGTTACAATGGTCCTAGCATAGGAGATATTGCATTGAGTTTCTATACATCAGTTGACGTTCTTGGTAACCGTTTAGTGTACCGTGGCTACACAGATAACGGTAGTCCTGTATCTCATCGATACGAATTCGAGCCTACCCTTTTCTTCCCATCAGACGTAGAGACTGGTTGGAAATCCTTTAATGGATCGCACGTACGGCCGCGTAAGTTCAACTCACCGAATGACATGCGTGATTGGATTAAACAACAAGCAGAGCTTTCCAATCCGCCACTCTATTATGGTATGGATCGACCTGTTATCCAATTCATCCATGATAAATTCCCTCATGAAATCCAATTCGATAAGTCTAAGATTAACATTGTCAATCTGGATATCGAAGTTCACTCTGAGGACGGTTTCCCGCATGCCGAAGAGGCATTGCACCCTATCACTGCTATTACTGCTAAGTCGTCACGTAGTAATGTGTACCACGTATGGGGTTGCGGCGAATATGACTTCGAGAAAACCCCACATAAACATCTGATCATCCAGTACCATAAGTGCTCATCAGAGATTGAGTTGTTGGCTAAGTTTGCTGGTTGGTGGAGAAAAGACTATCCTGATATTATTACAGGATGGAACATCCGATTCTTCGATATGCCTTATATCATCAACCGTATCATCCGGTTGGCTGGTGAAGATGTAGCTAAGACTCTGTCTCCATGGAATACCATTCGCCAAAAGCAGGTCGAGTTCAAGAATAAAAACATGGACTCGTATATGCTTATTGGTATTTCCCAAATGGATTACTACGATCTGTTTACCAAATTCGGCTATAGCTTTGGTCCTCAGGAATCGTACCGCTTGGATCATATTGCCAACGTGGTCCTTGGTGAACGTAAACTGGACTATGAAGAGTATGGTAACCTTCGTAACCTTTATAAAGAAAACTATCAGCTCTACATTGACTATAACATCAAAGACGTTGAGCTTGTGGAACGTATCGATGATAAGCTAGACCTAATGGGACTTGCTCTTACGATTGCATATAAAGCTGGTGTGAACTTTACAGACGTATTTGGTACTACTTCCATCTGGGATTCGATTGTTTATCGAGAACTAACTAATAATTACATTGCTGTTCCAGCAGCTAAAGATCGCGACCAGCTGGCTGGGATGAATACAAGTTTCGCTGGAGGTTATGTAAAAGATGTGAATCCAGGAATGTACGAGTGGGTAGTGTCATTCGACCTTAACTCTCTGTATCCAAACATCATTGCTCAGTGGAACATGTCACCTGAAACCATTCTGAATAATGTGTACAGCTCCACACTCGATCCAAATACAGATTACTGGTACGAGGATTTCATTAACAAAGATATCTGCATCGCTGCCAACGGTTCTTCATACACCACTGGCTTTAAAGGCATCATGCCACGCATTATTGAAGAATACTATGCTGATCGTAAAGTCAGTAAGAAGAAGATGCTCCAGGCACAACAAGAGTACCAGAAGACACCTACCAAAGAACTCGAACGTGAGATTGCCCAACTGTCTAACCGTCAGATGGCAATTAAGATTCTTATGAACAGTTTGTTCGGTGCTCTTGGCAATAAGTGGTATCGCTACTTCGACCTACGCATTGCCGAAGGTATTACCCTAACTGGTCAGCTGGTGATTAAGTGGTGTGAAAAGACCATTAACGATGAACTGAACAAGCTGCTTGGTACCAATGAAGACTATGTTATTGCTATTGACACAGATTCGGTGTACGTAAACTTTAAACCGTTTGTGGATAAGTTTAAGCCGAAGGATCCAGTCAAATTCCTTGACGAGACCTGTCAGAAACACTTCAATGTTATGTTTGAAAAGTCTCTGGCTAATCTTCGCGCGAAGATGAACTGTCCCGGTGATCGCATGGTAATGGAGCGTGAAGTCATCGCAGACCGTGCTATTTGGCTCGCTAAGAAGCGCTACATTCTGAATGTGCATAACAGTGAGGGTGTTCAGTACGCTAAGCCTAAGCACAAGATTATGGGCATCGAGGCGATTAAATCGTCCACACCTCAAGTGTGTAGGGATAAGTTTAAAGAAGTGTTCCATGTTGTTATGAATGGGTCTGAGGTTGATACCCAGAAGTTCATTCAAGAGTTCCGTAGAGAGTTTAACAGTCTGCCACCTGAAGTCGTATCTTCTCCTCGTGGGGTAAGCGATGTAAAGAAGTGGTACAATAAGCAGACAATCTATACAAAAGGGTGTCCTATCCACGTCCGTGGCTCTCTGTTATACAACCACTATCTGGATAAGAGTGGTCTGCAGAATAAGTACGAAACGATCAAGGATGGCGAGAAGATCAAGTACTGCTATCTCAAAGGACCTAACCCGATTAAGGAAGACGTGATTGCATTCCCGCAGAACCTTCCAAAGGAACTCAATCTGCATGCCTATATTGACTACAACAAGCAGTTCGATAAAGCATTCTTAGAACCTATGAAACTAATCCTTGATGCAGTCGGTTGGACATCTGAGCCAAAGTCTACTCTCGAAGAATTCTTTTCATAGGGGTTTACAAGAGTAGTATTGTGTAGTATGATATGTAATGTGAAGCTTAGAAACTAGGTTCTGACATGTATAGTATGACAATCTTTAAGAATATGTACGACAACCAGACCCATCGTAGGTTGGATTTGGAGTCGTGGGATAAGTTTGTCAAATTCCTATATAAACTATCAGAACGCCCACTGAAAGGAAAGAAAGATGCAGAACTTATTTCTCCAGCAATTTATCAGCCTGAAACTACACGAGCCAACAAGAATGTACTTGCTTGGGCAGGCTGGTGTGCTGTTGACATTGATGATTGGGACTTTGAAGGAGATCTAAATGCTGAACTTAAGCGTAGGTATAGCGATTGGAATTTTGTGGTGTATTCAACTGCTAGTTCGACAGTTGCTAAGCCGAAGTTCCGCCTTGTCTTCCAACTTGACCGGCATATACAAACATCAGATATTAAACATTTCTGGTTCGCCCTCCAATCGTATCTTGACGACAGAGGAGATAAACAATGTAAAGACCTCAGCCGAATGTATTACATCCCTGCGGACTATGCTAATGCTAACAACTTTATTTTCCACAATTTTGGCGCTCCTCTTGCTGTGGACTACCTTCTAAGGGAATATCCTTATACGGAAAAGAAAGCTGGCAATAGTTTCCTCGATAAGCTACCAGAAGAATGGCAGAGACAGATCATTGACCACCAAAGGTCTGCACTAGAGAATACCAATGTATACTGGTCTAACTATCAAGACTGCCCATTCATTAGTAAGAAGATTCTAAGTGATTGGAATTCAATTGCCTATACAGATGGTAGCGGTCGATATAGTATGATCTATAAGATTATGATTTCTATTGCAGGCAATGCAATTAAAGAGAAATATCCTATTACTGCGAATCAGATCGTAGACCTGATTAAGCAGATTGATAATGATACATCCAGAAAGTACCAACATCGTGCACTGGATACGGAAGCGAACAATGCATTGGAATATGCATATAGAAACGTTTTAATGTGAAATAGGGGATTTACAAATGGCTTATGTTAGTGTAGAAGTAGAGGTAGAACTTGATGAGTTTGAAGATTGTGAACTGATCGATGAGCTTGAGAGTCGTGGTTGGTATGTCAGTGAGGATGATTTAGATTTGACTCGTGAAGAGAAAGATGCTATAATTGATCTGCTCTCTCGGGCCATGGTCAGACTGGGTTCGATTGAACATAAAATCTATGAGAAACTGAGGAAAAGATGAAACTTAGAATTCTATCCCACTTTATACCATTTGCTCTTATGACAGTGATCATAACTTCGATCATTATGATCGGCATCGGTAGTCTTTATCTATTTGCAACTATTATAGTTTGGGAACTCATTCCTATTCAACTCGAATCGTTTTTACTTTTCTTACGAATTAGTTTTGCGTTAGGTATGATTGTTGGGGTGTGTTTCACTTTCAGCGAACAGGGTTTTGATATGTCTAAAGAATTCCGTAAATCCTTTTTGAAAAAGTACAGAGGTGAATAATGGCACTTACACGACTGATTGGTGATATCCATGGCCAGATTTCTGAGTACATGGTGTATGGTATTGATAAGTTCGAAGGTCCTACTATTCAGATTGGTGACTTTGGCGTCGGCTTCGGTCAGTCTGACTATTGGCATGAGCGTATCAACACTCACATGGCTGATGGCACTCATCGCTTTATCCGTGGCAACCACGACAATCCTGCAAAGTGTAAGGAGATGGTTGGTTGGATCAAGGACGGCACTGTTGAGAACGATGTGATGTTCATCGGTGGTGCATGGAGCATTGATAACCCTGATGCACCTCCTGGCTGGCACAAGCGTACGAAAGATCGTGACTGGTGGGATGATGAAGAGTGCTCTGATGAACAGTTTGCACAGATGCTTGACATCTATAAGGTGACTAAGCCTAGTATCATGATCACTCACGACTGTCCTCATGAGATTGCTACTCAGATGTTCTGGGATACTGGTTTCTTGAAAGGACCTCGATACAACACTCGTACTGG